CCCACGGCCGATTTGCCTTGGGCGCATGTTATGCACCCTGTTACAGACCCATCGATGCAAGGAATAGGTACTACACCTTCTTGGTTGACACCTGGCTCTTGGGTTATAGGGTTCTGGCGTGATGCAGAGTTTCAACAACCATTGATTATGGGTTCTCTTCCGGGCGTACCACAAGAGGAAGCAAATCCTGTTGAGGGTTTCAACGATCCTCGTGGTGATGGGTCTATACAACAGGCATATTTGATGAATCCTGTGTACGGTCCATATCCAGGCGAGAGGGATAGTAATCATGATGTCGGTGAACCAGATACGAGTCGCCTTGGAAGAGGCGAGGCATCTGAGGGTCATCAGTCACTTATAGACAGACGCGCACGAAGACTGCGTGGTGACCCTGCTCCTGCAACGGAACCCACAGACCCTAATGACAAAACAGGTATTCCCACTGCAACAAAACCTAATCTTGCAAGTGTATCAGATGCTGCAGCTGCTGAGACGAGAGGGTTCTGGGAAGAACCACATCCAAAGGGAGTCGCATCAGACATTGACCCTTATATCTCTGGTGTGTATCCATACAACCATGTTGTAGAGACTGAATCTGGACACATCATGGAGATTGATGACAGTCCCGGCGCAGAAAGACTGTATCGCCAACACCGCACAGGAACATTTGAAGAAATACATGCAAACGGTGATCGGGCTATCAAAGTTATTGGTGATAACTACGAGATTGTAATCGGTAATGGGAACTGTGTGATCAAAGGTTCGCAGAATATCACCGTAGAGGGTTCTGTTCGTCATCTTATCAAAGGTGATTATATAATGGAAGTCGAAGGTGACTTCTTTCGAAAGATACACGGCAATGAACGAATTAAGGTTGGTGCGAAGTCTGACCCAACAACTGGTGAACCTATCGGTGGTAATCGTGAGGAAGAGATTGTGGGAAATCATGCATACAACATCAAGGACGATGTAAAGGGACGTATCGGTGGTGACACGATCATTTCTAAAGAGAAGTCCAGTGTTGAGATCGTTGGTGGTCAATACAAACTGTCTGTTGACGGTAAGAAGATGGCGTCCAACGAGAATGAACGCGGTATTCATATCAAAACATCGAAAGACTATCTGCTCGATGTGAGTGGTAACCTTTCACAGTCAACTATCTCTGGCATTGTTTCAATCAAGTCAGGTTCCACACTAAACATGAAATCAGCATCTGCAATGACAATAAATTCTGAAAGCACACTAAGTGAGATTGTTTCATCGAATGTCACAAGAACAACTGGTGGAACTCATACACACAGTATCCAAGGTGAACACACAATTGATTACAATGGTGATGCACATATTCGTTACGATGCTGACTACTATAGACACATTGGTAAAGATACATTCTTCTATAACGCAGCTGGTGTCAATCATACTCAAGTTGATTCACCCACTAGAACGAGTGTAGTCGATGTTACTTCAACGACTGTAAACAATTTGTAGGAGATTACGGTGGTAGATTTTACAAATTCAAATCTGTGTGGTGCTAGTAAAGAGATGAACGATGTGTTCAAGAAGTTGGATGAAGCCGCATCAGAAATTGAATCCAAAATAGACTCTTTAGCATCAGAAGCAAAAGCGGCATTTGAAGAAGCACAGAATGAACTTAATTCTTTGACTGCACAATTGCAGTCTATTGAGATTCCAGAACTACCAAAACTAAATCTACAGGCAGAGATCAAAGGACTGTCTGAATTGATACCTGGCACGCCAGCATACATATCAAATCTTGCAAACATTACAAAAGAATTTGGAGCAGACTTGGCAGCTTCAGGAAAAGATTTAGACTCATTAATTAATACGGGGTTATCTGCAATTACCTCTGGTGGTAATATCTGTGAAGCCGTTCCTAACATAGAGAAGGAAGCCGGGAGTACAAATCCCGCAACAGAGAAAGCAGCAGAAGTTTTACAGGCAGCAGTTGCACCATTAACTGAAGATGTATCTACCGTGACACAAAATGCATCAGTAACAGAACAAACAGAAGAAATTGAAGTTGATGTTACTGCGGCACAAACTCCACTTAAAACTGGTGGACAGGAATTGTCAGAGGATGCGGGTGCATATTCTGTGGTGCCTGAAAAACAAATTAAAACGATAAACACAGGTGCTGGTGAAACAAAAGTGGTGACTAAAAAGGTGGAGAAGGTAGAAGAAAGAAAGAATGTTGCACCAAAGTCAAAAGCAGCTGGGTTTACTCACAGGACATCTGTCACCGGCGAAAATTTCTCAAACAATGATATTGATATAGCGTTTGGCCCAAATGGGACAACAGAAGTTGAGATGAAACTTAAACATGTGCCTGTTGATGGAACCATAAAAGTAACACAATATAATTTATTTGAAAGTGAGGTCACCACATTTGAAACAAAATACATTGGTGATGATGGTAAACCGTTACTTGGGTATAAAGAGAAGTATGGCATTCACGGTGAAGTAATATTTGATCGAGCTAGCGGTCGGACCGCGGCAAGTGTTTTTACGAGCGGTAATGAAATTAGAATCCACACGCCATATTCAATAGAGGATGACCATCCCGGCGATTTAGAGTCAATTACATTTAAGCCAAAGAGTAGATTCCGCCTAATTAAAGGTAATATGAATGGACCAAAAGCAGGAGGTAGTAATTTCACAGATAAAGTATATAACCGAAAATTTAAGGGGCGGCAGTTTCGCATAACGTACAGTTATAGAGAGAATTACGATCCAGAGCCATCAACATGATACCAATTATAAAAAGAAAGTCTATAGTTACCCTAAATATACTTTATTGGATGCCTGATTATCATAACGTTCTGCAAGAGTTCATATGGCAGACACCTGACATCAAACCAGAGTATCCAAGAATACATAAGTTTTTAAATTTTTGGCATGACAACATTGATGCAGTTATATCAGAGGTTCGTTTATGCGATGAGTATGATACATCATACAGGCCAGTGAAGGAGATTTATAATGGCTAAGAGAAAGAAACAACGTGCCCAACAAATTTCAAAAGGTATTGGTACAAACGTGGATAAAAAAATTCGTAATGCAATGCGTGGTGATACCTCTCTACTACAGAGGATGATGAACAAGAGACATGCGTATCTAAAGGGTAAGAATGTCATGTTGACTGTTCCTAATCCCAACGATCAGGAAACAAACAAAAGATTCATTCGGGTGAATGCAAAAGAAGTATGGGGTTCACCTAAGAAGTACATTATGAAACAAACTGCGAGTGAATGAGTATAAATAATATAAAAAGGATTACTCATGGCGTATGGCGACAATGCATCACTAAATACTAGCTTTTCTGACGCACAGTCAAAAAACGTTAACACTGATAGAGATTCACAAGTCTTTAGAGATTTAGATTTGTTCTTTGGTAAGAAGAGTACATCGAAAGATATCTCAAAGGTTAGTGGTGTTCAGTCAGTCAAACGGTCAGTGAGAAACCTTATCCTCACAAACATCTATGAGAAACCTTTTCATCCAGAGATAGGTTCTGGTATTCGTGGACTTTTATTCGAACCATTGAGTCCTATCACTGCATTTGTATTATCACAGAAGGTTGAAGATGTAATTGAGAACTTTGAACCAAGAGCAAGATTAGTGGGTGTTAGGGCCAACCCTGACTTGGACCGCAATGCATATGAAATCAGTGTTGAATTCTATGTGCAGAATGCTCCTACAGAATTAGTTGATACCACAGTTCTACTAGAGAGATTACGATAATGGCGGCAAATCCAAGAAGACTTAATGTAACAGAGTTAGACTTTGATGATATCAAAGACAATCTAAAAGTATTCCTTAAAGCACAAACAGAATTTACTGATTATGACTTTGAGGGTTCGGGTATGAATATTCTCCTCGACACTCTTGCATACAATACTCACTATCTTGCGTTCAATGCGAACATGCTTGCAAATGAAATGTTCCTTGACAGTTCTTCTCTACGTTCATCTGTTGTATCACATGCAAAGACACTTGGATATGTTCCACAGTCTGCAAGAGCAGCAACTGCAACTGTCGAGGTATCATTAAACACAACAAACGCAACTGCAACGATGGATGCAGGGACAGTATTTAACACAACTATTGACGGAACTGCGTTTACCTTTATCAACCCAACTGCTGTAACTAAAGCTAACATCGGCAATAGTATAGTATTTTCTGATCTTGTTCTTTACGAAGGAACTTTTGTTACCAGTAGATTTACTGTTAACACTCAAGATGTCGAACAGAGATTTCTCATCAATGATAATAGAGCAGACACTCGCACACTTACAGTTAAAGTTCAGAACTCTGCTTCTGATTCTACCACAACAACTTATACTGTGGCCACGGACATTGCTTCTATTAATGGAACCAGCACGGTATACTTTTTGCAAGAGGTTGAGGTTGGAAAGTTT